CAGGTTCAGCGGGTTCTCCTTGTCACCAGCTATCGTGGTCTTATTCTTGAAGTTGTCAGAATCCTGATTACATAAGGCAAATATGATGGCTGTGGTGTCTGGCTGGAAATGTTTGTCTGTGATTGTTTGCTCCTTGATCTTTGGTTTTGATTGACCTTCGATTAATTGGCTGGCATATACCGTTTTCTTTTCCTGAACCGTATAACCCTGAATTTTTTTAACAAGCGACTTTCTGGCCTCCGTTGCAATGAAACTTAAAAATACCCTTTCAGCTCTTTTAATAGATTCAGAAAATTCAGGTTTTTCGCGTTTCCATGTTATAAACGTCTCCTGACTAATGTCAACTAAATTACAAACTTCCTTGTCCGTGTAACTGTCAGTCTCAATCAGCGCACATATTCGATTAACTATATCTTCACAGTACTTTGCCATTTGCTTAATTCATTGGACAAATATACATGATTATTCACACATTCAATAGCTCTTTTTTCAATTTATAATACTTTGCTTTTATGCCTTCAATTTTATATGGTCGCATTATGTATGGAAGTATATCATTATTAATGCCATACAATTTTTCAGGGAAATATTTTTTCAAAACTTTGATTTTTGCAACCGAAGCCAATGTTTTGTATTTTTGAGCATTCAGAATCAAATTAATTTTGTTTCTGTTTTCAAAGTCCATTCTCAATAAAATAGTTTCCTCAAAAGCAGACGAAGGGCCTGTTATTTGAGTGGCCGGATAGTAAAGATTAATTGACTTTCCTTTATATTGGTACTTATTTTGCTCGACTTCCTTTCTGAAATCATGCTCGTTTACGCTTTCGCCTTCCATTGGTGTAAATGGCATAGGAACAAAATGGGTACTAATCATAAATATATTGAGTTTCTTCTCTGATGGTTTGTCTGCCTTCTTAATTGCTTCGATAAATTCAAATAATTCAATTCTCTTTTCCCACGGAAAACCAATAATATTATAAAGTTTCAGGGCAAAATATGATTGTTTCTGATCGTATATTTCCGTAAATTTTTCGGATATGTCAGTATTTAAAATATGCTTGTTAATTACTTTTCGGGTTGCCTCCGTTAATCCATCAATGGCACTAACCAAGTGGGGGGCTGTTCTTCTATTGCATTGAGAAAAATCAATATTTTGTATAGTGTCCTCTTTTCTGGAATATCCTGAATTATAATTATTGCCTTCTGATGGGTTGAAATATTTATTTTTAAAACCATATTGGCAAAAATTACAAAGGCAATTGCATCCTACTGTTTTCTCTGAATACCCCTTAATGTCAATTAGCTTTGTGCCTTTTCCGATCTCATATTTTTGCGTTAAATTAATATCTTTGTCTTTATACCAAACATTAGGCAATATTTCAGCATCAAATATTTTATTAATTAACCCTTCTGCACGTCCAAAACAAATAGCAAAAGCATAGTCAAAAAGTGATTCAATTCCTGATATTCCCGCACCGCCGAAAATGATCTTTGATGTTATTTTTTTGCCGTTAAGTTCGTGGTTGATATTCAGTATGTCATAATGAGACGTGATGGAGACCAAAACAAAGTCAACTGAATTAATGTTTGCACTTGAAACAAATAATATTTCTGAATTTTCAATCTCTGAAATTATATAGTTGATTCCGTAATATGCTTTCCCATCGAAATATTTATCCCGATCAGTTAAAATCCTTTCTTTTTTCTGGTTTGAAAAGACATATATCCCTACTGCTCTTTTTCCCATTGGAATCCACATTTAGGACAAATTTGTGTATCATGTTCGCCTTTCGGTTTTGAGTCACCGTTAAATTCGGGTAATTGGCCACTAATAGGTAAATCCAATCCCCAATCTGCCAACTGTTCAACGTCCCATTCGTTTGCTAAAATATCCCAGTCCCATTCCCCAAAACCAACATTATCAGAAATGATAAATCTTTGCTTTTCATCTTCCGTCAAATCTTCGGCACGCTTTACCCACTCATCAGGAACATCCTTAAACTTTAATTCCTGCAATGCTTTCAGCCTCATATTGCCGCCCAGTACCATGTTATCGGAATCAATAATAATCGGTCGCAAAGACATCATTTTAGGGAACTCGCTAATTGATTTAACCAGCTTCTTGAATTTATCGTCTTTCAAGATTCGCGGGTTATTCGGGTTGACCTTTATTTCTGATATTTTCATCTCACAAATTTAGCAATTATTTTTGAATAAAAAAAGCCGGGCAAGATTCACCCGGCTCTATCCCTGCTCAGAAAACTTTGCGGGGGAAACTGGACAGGGGCTATTTTCATTTATCATTTTCATAACGCTATCTACGTTATGATTAATGTTCCCAAATGACAGAACATCAATTCTCATATCAGTGTTCGATTTGCACCAATTGCAAACGAATCCATGTTCGCCCCTATAAAAAGCAAGGTAACTCTGCCTGTGTGTGCGATCTTTTGACATTTTGACAATTTCGTCGATTCTTTTTTTTGCCTCTTCAATTAGATCTTTCATTTTGATATTTTTTTTTCAATCCTTGTTGTGGTGGATGGCACGAAGGCGAATAGAACATTACAATCTGTCATTAAGTGCGTTAATAATTTTTGCAGCTTCGTAAGTATTTGAAACTACTTCAATAGCGTTTTTCATAGTCTGATAAGCTGGCCTGTTTGTTTTGCCTCTATCTTCGTACTCTTTGCAATTTTTGATGTAACGATCAAAATATTCATTGTACAATTTTTTTGCAAATTCGATTTGTTTTTCAGTACCTGTTATTTTTTCCCATTCTTCATGCAAGAGAAAATTTAAAACTTCATTAATGGCAGTGATTTCAATTGTTTCTGAATCACTTGAAATTTTCTTTGCATTTTCGATTGCCTGGTCAAGTCTTGAGTCTTGACTTGCTTCGCTTTTGAGTTGTAATCTTGTTTTCATTTTGTCGTAATTTTCTGTTTTCTAATATGTACGAAAGTTACGATTTAATACAATACCCTGCAAATATTTTCGTATGTTCTACAACAGCTTTTCAATCTTTTTTCAATTAACAAACATCGTCTTAAAGTTGCTGAAACATTACGCTTAAATCAAAAAATATCTCTTTTCCAAAGTACCTTAAAAAACGAAAGACCAAAAAACAGTCGGCAACCCGTCCTTTGATCTTGTTCGTGGTTAATAAATTAACCAATATCTTCATGTTAACCTGCACGTCAACACCACAAAGCTACACAATTATTTTAATTCTGCAATAGGGGAGGGAAAAAAATTAAAAAAGAGTCGCACTAATTTTGTTTAGTTCAGTTTTGGCATAACCAAGCGTTTTAATCTCTTGCTTTTTAAGCTTGTTTTCTTCAATCCATTTTGTTCCGTCTTTCCAGAAATTCATCTTTATTTCAAAGCCGTAAGATTTTCGGTCTAAATTATCAGCAGCGACCAAAGTTGAACCACTTCCGGCCACCGGGTCAATTACAACGTCTCCGGGATCGGTAAATATTTCAATAATAGTTTCAAGTAGTTTGACCGGCTTTTGTGTGGGATGGATCTTGTCGCTTTCGTTGTCGCGCGGCCAGTCGATGCAATTAAAAATCATTTTGCCGTTATTTCTAAACTTCGGCAACCTTTCGCGATAAAGAACTAAACCATATTCGCAGTTACCCACTATTTTCATATTTGCCTTTAGTACCTGAGCTGAAAAGTTTTTACGAAATACCAAATTAATATAATTATTCAAACCGTATCTTTTAGCAAGTTCAATAAAATACATTTGCTGATCAAAGGCGCAAAATAATACCATACACGGTGCGTCTCCCTTTTGCCTTGCTTCGCCCTCAACCTTAATAGTTTTCTTTTCAGGCTTTAGCATTGTGTTGCAAAAGTGCATAAACTCAGCAGGTCGGAAATCCTTATCGGTGTCAAAAAACGCTTTCCCTGCAAGCTCGCTTTCTCCGTTTGAATTGTCACCGTCTTTATACCATGCAGGATTTGAGGCATAAGCATTGTTCCCGAGATTGTAAGGCACGTCCGCAATTATTAACTGAGCCTTAGGGATTTGGTAAACTTTGAAATTCTGGAAATGATCATGAATAAGCATATATCGTAAGTTTTAAAAGTATATTTCGCAAAGATAAAGCGTAAAGTAATACAATCGCGAAAAGCTGTTATACAACATGAAATGTAAAATCAGCCATTTTTGATGTTATATTTGTACTGTTATCAGAAACAAATCTGAAACACAAAATTACGACAAATGAAAAACTACATCAGAACACATTGAAATTTTAAGCGAACTTTTCCCGTTCGTAAAAATTGCCGATACAGAACATCGCTTGGGTACCATTCTGGAAATTGATAGAATGGACTTAAAGTATGGCAATCCGTCTCTTTATGATTGGAGCCACGCCGGAAAGTATTGCCCTTCATTTTTTACCCTTGTTTTCGCAGGCTTTGATAAAGACCTTAATCTAATCGTTGATAATTATTGCAATATTATAGAACAGGGTGATTTAAAGTATGATCGTGGCGAATGTACCCTTTACATCAATGATAAGAAAAAAATAGTCAATATTTACGAACTAAATTAACACCCCTGCCGTTCCCGTCGTAAGTTCCGGCGGTGGTTGCCTCGATAGTTTCGATTATTGGGGCTTTGGCAGTAAGAAGCGGTAATGTTGCCGACTTAAAAACTTTGAATAATGCAAAAAATTGAAATCAAAAACAGATGGGGCGGTACAATAATTAAGACTGTCGAAGTCGAGGACGGTGCGAATTTATCGGGTGCGGATTTATCGGGTGCGGATTTATCGGGTGCGGATTTATCGGGTGCGAATTTACGGCGTGCGGATTTATCGGGTGCGGATTTATCGGGTGCGGATTTATCGGGTGCGGATTTATCGGGTGTCCGTCTTTCTGAAACCACCGGATTTTTATTACCGCTATGTCCATCCGAGGGGGTTTTTATTGGATGGAAAAAAGCAAGTGAGTACATCGTTAAAATTCAGATTTGCAAAGACGCAAAACGCTCAAATGCAACATCGTTAAAATGTAGGTGTTCATCCGCCAAGGTGTTGGCAATTGAGAATCTTGATGGTTCTAAATCAAAAGTGAAACAGATATTTTCCGATCACGATAATTCGTTTTTTTATATTGTCGGAAAGGTTGTTTCTGTTGATAATTTTGACGACCAAAGATTCAATGAATGTTCGGCAGGTATTCATTTTTTCATCAGCCGCGAAATGGCTGTACAATATTAAGCCTCGAAGTTTTCAAAGTTCTTCGGGACTTGCCCCGCTTATCGAAAGGTAGCGGGGTTTTCGGGTGAGCAATGTTGCTCTTAAAAACTTTGATTATGACAACTTTTCTTTTAACAATCGTAGCGCCTTTGGCTTTATTATGGATTGCTTCAAAGCTCCCAGATACAGCAACGAAATAGTATTGGACATAACGGTGGCAATATGAAACGGTTGCCTTGTAAGACGTTTCAAATTTACTAACAGCCTATCGGCAACTGTTTTATATTGCGTGTTAGGCGTATACTTTTGGTTATGAATATTTCAAGTACAATAATTACATTTAGAATTGACATTGATTTCGAAGGCTCTGATGTCGATATGGTTTTAAAAGAAATGACTTCACGTGGAGTTACTTCTCCTGTTCCATCAATTTTGTGCGATGGTGCTCAAATTAAAGTTGATAAAAAGAAATTACCTAAAACACCAACTGAAGCAAGTGTTGATTTTGCATTGCATTGGTTGTGGGGTTTTGTTGATAAACAAATAATGTGTACAACAACAGGAAGAAGTGCAAAATTTCAGTTAAGAGAAAAT